TGAATGTTCCCAGCAGAAGACCTGTGATGATAGTGACCGCTAAGAACCATATCGAACCTACCGAAAAGGCTACGATCGTCGCCGTGGCTAACTGGAGAACCGCGATACATTTCGAAACCCGCAAGCTCCAAGTGTCCCATACAGATTTGAGCATTAGTTGATCCTATCTGTTGTAGAATGATATCTCTGTTTTCATCACATATCCAAGGCAACATCATAATCTTAGTACCATCAAATTCCACGACCTTAGCATATTCATCATAGATCTTGAAATCAGGATACTTATCTACGAGTAGTTCCTGAAGAACATTAACGCTGTTTGTGTTTTTAAAGTATGTGTCGTGATTACCTACGAGGATATGGAAATCTAAATTCCTGTTTCGGATAGGGTCGAGAAAATCTGTACGCAAGCGTTTAGCTGTGTTGATGTTAAGATATTTACGCCTATCAACCAAATCACCGAGATGGATAATAGTGTCAATGCTATGAGAATCGAGATACGGAAAGAATATGTCATCGAGGAACTTCTTATTGTTGTCAAGGAATGCTATCTGGTCATTACGCACACCCCAGTGCGTATCAGTAATCAAAGCAATTTTCATTATTCACCCTTAGGTTCAACAATTTCTGTAACTTTCTTACCGCGCTTGATATTCTTGCTGACTTCAAAATCCATCATGAACTTTTCCATCTGCTCCTGCGACCATTCACCATACTTGATATCAGTATCATAGTTACTACGATCACCGGTCTGATTATCAGAAGTTTCGCCCATGATATTAGCATACTCAATCGCAGCATACTTCGTGTACAAGTGTTTCTTTTATTTCTGAATGCGTCGAATGTAAGCGAAGTAGATAATCTGTGTGAAGTATGCAAATGGGTTCTGATATTTATCTGGATTGAAGTTGTTGATATAGAGCAAACAGTTCTCGATGCCGTCTGAAATCATTTCTTCGCGAAATGTGTAGTTTGCAAAGTTCGGACGATAAGCCAAATGAGTAGCAATCTTCATGATACATTCGCCGATATAATTGGGAATGCGTGGATTTTGCTTACCAGCTTCTTTAGCTTCATTAACAGTTTTCTTATACTCGACCATAGCCGCGTACAATTCTTTATTGTTAACGTAGTGTGTCTTTTTCTTTGGAGGTTTAACTGGTTCAGTCATTAGTGAAGTGTTCCTGAATTATTTGCAATTCTTTGTAGAGCCTGAGCCATAAGCATTGATCGTATCTGTTCAATTCGTTCTGCTTGAGCTTCGCGTTCTTTACGAGCCTGTTCGCTGATTGTGTTTATATACTTACTAGCAACTATATCATCTACTAACATATATGTCAAGACGTTTTTCTTTTCAATGCTAATAGTTTGTTCCATTAGACTTTCGAATGGAATCCAACGCATGATAGCCGTAGTCATAGTCATCGTTGCTGACGTTTGCATAATCTCAACTCGATATGGTTGAGTGACATACAAACGATCTTCTTCGTCACCCACTAGAGTGCATAGCAGATCTTCACCACTATTCATCTTCAGAAAATAAACTTCGCCCTGATCCATTATCACTCCTTAGTTTGATAGTGTGAAGTTCGTATGGGAATTCTTCACTGTTGTACATTTTCACTCGTTCAATAAGATGATTCAGCGTGTAGTTTTTCTTATTGTTTATAGAAAGATTATCAGCGATATCAAATAGTGTCACACTATCTTTCGTATCAGAAATTCGTAATCCTCGTCCTATTGACTGCATCGTGCGCACGCGACTTTTTGTCGGACTAGCGAATATCACGTTATGAAGATTCTTGATATTTATGCCGGTGCTGAAAGTGCCGTATGACGCTACGATTATCGCGTCATTCTGTCCCTCAACGATACCTCGTATAGCTTCGCGCTCTTCACCATCAACACCACCATGAACGAAAAACACTTCACGATTATCTGCTTTATCTCGAATCATTTTATACAGAATTTCACCATGCTTTTCAACATACGCATACAGAATTAGTGTATTCCCCCTGAGAGATACAGCAAGATTACGAATGAATTTATTGCGAGGTTCAAAAGAAATAATGTGCTTGACTTCATCCTGATAAGTTCCACCTGTTAGTTTCTTGCATTCTTCAATAGGATGATTAAGCATAAGCACCTTGACTTTAAGAGTCGCGAGCTTACCACTATCAATCAGTTCTTTCGTTGTGATGATTTTTTCGGCAGGACCAAACAAACCTGTAAGCACTAGCTCATTGACTTGAGTACCATCTAACGTTCCGGTTAATCCAAAACGATATTTCGTGTTGACCATATTAGTCATGACTTTAGTCAACGACTGCGCTTTGAACAAATGCGCTTCGTCTCCAATTACTACGTCAAAAGATTCGAAAAATGCTTTATCCATTTCATAAACCGATTGCCAGGTTGAGATAACAATAGATTTATCTGTTTGTTTATCTTGGCCTCCAAAGATTCGATGGACGAACTTATCAGAAGGATAACCATAATCGGCAAAATCAGAATAGAGCTGATGCACCAAAGAAATAGTTGGCACAACAATAAGAGTACGGGAATCATAGTACCTCGTCAACGCATAAATAATGAGAGACTTACCAGAAGCAGTAGGGGAAACCAGAACACAGCGTCTATTCCTAACCGCAACAGCGAATGCGCGTAATTGATGATCATGGGCTTCGAATGGGAGACCCAGTGATAATGTAAATTCTTTAGCTTCTGCAAGTGAAAATTCCTCGGTTTCGTTGAGCTCGCGCGCGATACTATAATTGAAATCTAGTTCTTGACACAATCTCTGAATATCTTTAGCAAGTCCAGCATATGTTTGATTGTTGCGTGAGTTAAGCAAACGGATCTTACCGTCCCATACACGCGATTTAAATTTAGGAGAAAACTTAGCACCAGGTACTTCAAACGTGAGATAGTCTGCGATCTCACGCACCATACCTTCGTTACCTTCGATACGGATCCATGCTTCATTCACTTTTGTGATAATGATGTCAGAATCCATTCGTAAATTTTCTCCATTCAATAGCAGACTTAATGTCGTAACCTCGTTTGTGAATACACTTCATAATTTCCATTACGACTTCAACTTTTTCTTCAAGCAACGCGATACGTTCGTCGATACGTACTAATTCGCCATCAGCGTCGATATAGTTATTGACTTCGTTCTTAAGGACTTTATTAAGAAAAGGTGGACGATTGATACGTTCTAAGTCGTCAGGATTATTTAAATTACCTAGATAATATTCGCGTAGAGTATTGAAATGCGCCTTTTTCTTAATCATAGCACTACGAAGCTGACTGCGCGTTTCGCTTAGTAAGCGATTATATTTGGCATGAAGGGATGAGATTGCTAGGGAATTAACGTCAAGCGCCAAGTCATCGTACTTGGCGTCTTTTTCCCACATATCATAGATATCTTCTAATTTCATGCTATAATATTACCATAATATGAGTCTATTGTCAAGAACAAATTACAATCTTGACGAATGGCGATATATACGATATAATATGAGTGTTACGAAACGGTCATACTATTCATCGAGACGATACTTACGATAACGGAAAGTAGCAGTAGCCTCAAGATACTCGATAGTCGTGTTAGTCGATTCAAATGATAACTCTGTAAGTGATACAGGAAAACATTCTTCAAAGAAAATAATCTTATTCACGTTTTTACCGCTGGTTAGAATCGAAAGAGTAGCTTCAGAAACATATGTTGTGTAGTAACCAAGCTTTCGGGTGTTTCCTATTTCATTTCTGTTGATCTGTTGTGAAAGTTCGCGAGTTTGCGACAAACTATCTGGATGACCTAATCCTTCAATCCATTTCTGAATTTCGAAATAGTTTCGCAAGTCTTCATCTACTTTAAACTTGATCGTAAGTGGATCGTATGTGATACGATCGCCAGCATGATAAATTGCAGAAAAAGGTGTAGGAGTCTCAATCGCGTTGATAGAAACAGAAGGAATCGAAACTCCCTGACAAAAATAGTTTACTCCTGGGAGACGCTTTATTGAAAAGCGAAATCCGTTCTGACCAAGGAAATTTAGATTTGTTGGTTGATTGTCTACTGCGCTCATAACACTATTTAGTCAATAAAAAAGGGGAGCATTTCTGCTCCCCAGTTTGCGGCTTGAAACCGTCTTGTATTCCCTCCTTTTTGAATCAAGGAGGTTTTGATTACATAAGGTTGGTAACCGCAACGAAGCGGTAGTACACATTGTAACCCTTGGTGTTTGGAGCACCGATAGCGCCGTCGGCTGAAGATGTTGCGAATGGGTTTGCAACCATTCCGTAACGAGTCTTAAAGCCAATCTTTGGCTGGAACGAATCCTGACCAATAGCACGAACCATCTGTAGAGGAACATAT